CCATAAGTGTGAGCATCGTTGTAAGATGTTCTTGATAACGAACCAGTTGTCCAAGTTTGTTCTATGAAATTAAACACAACATTTCTATTTATTTGGCTTGATCCACTTGCAGCATAGAACCATCCCACTTCATTATACAATGAATTATGGTAACCATATGCAATTTGATTGGCATCATAATTAATTCCTAAATTATCACCAGATGTTGTAAATACAAAGTCTTCAACTAAAGATGGGAGTTGTTTTACCGTACCATCAAACATAAAGAATCCACCACCAAACCCCATCCAAAAGACGGCACCTTGTGCATACACTGCTGCATGTTGACCTAAACATCCACAGTTAGAACCAACCTGTCTTATAGTAAAAGTAAAAGGTGGACCTACAAACTGTATTTGATAAGCGGCTTGATCCGTAAGTACTAAGATATAATCCTTACCTTGAACGGCAGTAATAATCTCATTACCTTGGTCAATTAAAAATGTACCTGCAGTATTGGTTGCAGTAGGTGTCCAAGTGTTAATATCTTCTTGATTAGAAAATCGAATAAACATTTTGTTTTGAGATGATGTAGTTCCAATTGTTTCTTCAGTACCCATTAAAAATAGATGCCTATCTCTATCGGATACCAAACTCATTAATGAAGACGTAGGTGCACCACTTACAACAGCAGCTCTAGTTTCTAATCTAAGAGCAGCACTAGGATCCCATGTATAGGTTGCTCCGTTTCTAACCGTTGCAACTAGAAGCTGGCCATAATTATCGAGTGACCAAGAGCCAGGGTCCAGTACAACCGTTGTTGTTGGAGATTCTTCTCCCCAACCTGCTCCACCTGGAGTGAAAGAACCCCAAACACCTGTACCCCAACCATACGCTGATGTTTGAAAAACTGGTCCCACAGTAATATAAGGTGTAACTGTTGCCGAACCTGCAGCGGACGTTGTGCCAGTTGCAGCACTAGCCATTGTAATTGTAAAACTATCATCATCTGGTTTTGATATAATTTCAAAAAGATTAGTTGTAAAATCTGAATTTGAGTAACCAGAACCTGGAGGAGCTGTCACTGCTGTAAATACAATATATTCTCCAACCTCTAAACCATGAGCAGATTTATTAACAGTAACTGTTGTTGATGTATCAGTTGTATCAAATGTAACAGAAGTTATTTGTCTTGATGTATCTAAAGGTGTAATATCGTAAAAAGTACCTTCATAATAAATAACTAATAATTTACTGGTTCCAAGTGCCGCGTATTTTTTACCAGTTAAATCTGTCCAAGTATGTTGATCTCGAACTGGGCCTGCTAAAGTTTCGCCATCAAGTTGTTGCCAACCTCCTATTTTCTCAGGTTGACCATATCTAAAACGTACATTATCCCCATCTACCCATTGCCCTTCGGCTCCGGTTTCTGTAGCTTGTTTATTAAAACCAGGCTTAAATTGAATTTTTTGTAGCATACTTTAAAATATACCAGATTGTGTGTTATAGCAAGATTTCTTATCGAGCAGTTGCTGGTATTCCAGTGCTTGTAACAAAAGGATTTTCAGCAAATGCCATGTAGATGTATGTTCCACCAGATGAGTTAAACTCTCCATTATCTTTACGAAGTTTTATTCCATTTGATAAAAAATCAACACCATTATCACTACCACTTAAATCTGCTTCTGCATTAGATAAATTTGCTCTTAAATGAAAATCTACTAAATTTTTACCTGATGATGAACTTCTTTTATTATCTAAAATTAACCAATTATCAGCACCACTTGTTTTCTTAAACATAACCCAAGCTGGTTTAAATCCTAGATGAATGTAGCTTCCGTCCGTTGAGCCGTTTCCAACATAACTGCCAAACTTACTAAATCCTTTTTTCTCTGCGAAGCAGTAGGCAATGTAAGTTGTTCCATTATCAAATGCTGTTCCTGTACTAAAAAAACTTGATGTTGGTTCTGTATTATTCCAAATAGTAGAATTACTTGTAGAAGCATCTGTATTGCTTAATTGTAAAAATTTTGTAGCACCTATAGATTTATGATAAATATACCAGCCACCAGCAGCACTTCTTGATTTAGCTATTATCATTGATGGTGTTGTACTTAATCCATGACCAATCGTTGCATTTGCACCTGTACCAGTCCAAGATACAATACTAAATCCACTTGTAGTGTTTGCTGAAACTGTTGATGTGATACTTCCATCTGTGTTTGATGCAGTTGTGTTTGAGGCTAACCAGTTCCATGAAACAAATGTTTGTGTATTAGCATTTACATTACCTTGTGAACCTATACTATAACCATCACTATCAAAACTTGTTATTGCTGTGGCATCTGTATATTCTGCTAAAGTTAAATCTGGGTATAAAGTTTCTCCAGCACCTCTAACAGCATCTTCTAAATTATGATTATCTGTTGTACTTCTGACTTTTGTCCAAACCATATCTGGCTGAAAATTAACTCCAGTTATTGATTGTGTGCTACCATTACCTGTATAAAGTTTAGTATTAAAATAATCGTCTGATTTATCTATTGGTGTATAAGCCATTATCCATACTCCGCTAAATTTTTTGTGTTAAGTGCATAATATCCTGATGGTACAGCATATTCAAAGTTTCCATAGCCATTAGCATCACTATTTCCTGATGAGATTGTGAATGGTGGGTTGCCGAAGTTCCAATTAAATACTGCCGGACCACCATCGGGTGTTAAAGACATAAAAGCAAAAGCATCTGTACTTGTAGTATTAGATATATCTAATCCATTCACTGTGCTAATTACTGAACCATTGATATACGTTGTTAATTCTTGATTATCACAATCTAATGCTATACCCACAATACCATTTGACATAAAGTTTGTAACATTTGCATCTGTAATAATTGAACCATTTTCTATTCTTTTTCCGGAACTATTCCACTGAATACCCCAAAAACCAGTTTGAAACATAGGATTTTGCGATAAAAAATGATCTACATTAAATGTACCAGCATTTGCTACACCTACTATACCTGAGTTTCCACCTTGACAGTAAACTTCTGCATACCATTTACCAGCAGATGGAATAATATTACTCATCAATCCACCCCAAGAATTAGTAAGTCCAGCACTTGAATGTTTTAAATTACCTTCAGATAAAGTAGCCCACCCATAAGTGGGTCTATTTAATAAAGCATTTCCAGTAGCATAATTATTAGTCGGTGTATCAGTAGTTTGGTCTATGCTAGTTAAATTATTCACCGTAAAATTATTTCCATTACCACTATCGTCTTGACCCAATGCAGCAGAGTTTTCAAATGGTAAATAAAATCCATTTGTGCCAAAGGTTAAACCAGATACATCAATGGGTTTCCATATTCCTGTGTCAGCATCAAATTCTCCTAGATCAGTAGGTGATAAAGCAGTTCCATCAACAGCTACAAGTTCAGACATATAACCATCAAAAAAATCTCCACCAGTAGGACTACCGCCACTACCAATCATATGTAGTGTATTATTATTCCATAAACTATCTTGACCAGAAGAAGGGTTTGTATCTGTTGCAAAACTTGTTTCCTCTACACCATTTATATATAATCTCATTCTATTTCCAGCAGTTCCATTAGCACTATCGTAAACTCCAAGAATGTGATACCAACTACTAACATCTCGAAAAACTCTATTGGTTGTTAATTGACCTACCACTCCACCACTTAGATATAACTGCCATTGAAATTTATCGTTATTTAAAAACCCAAAATTTTCTTGATTACTTGCATCTGTATAAACTCCATAAATAGTAGAGTAAATACCTAATTTACTTCTTTTAACCCAAGCACTTATACTCCATAAATCTCTATTACTAGCACTACTTGGTGTTCTGTTTAAATAATCACTACTACCACTATCAAATCTTAATGAGTTATCTACTTCGTAGCCACCTGCTGCCGATTGGTTTCCTCCAACTATTAACACGTTAGATTACCTCCTCTGGCCACTCTCCTAAAGGTCTTGTATACACAGGATCTTGTTCTGTTCCTGTGTTAGTATATTCATATAATGCTTTGAGTGCATCAACATTTGCTGCACCATCTATTGCAGTTTCCATTTCATTTGATTTAGCTCTAACTGCTGCTCTATACGTTGTAATATCTGCAGGCACAGTATAATCAGCAACCTCTGTTGCTTTAACGACATACCAATCTGTTTTA